GCGCATATATTTAAGGGGCAAAGATCATGGCAGGCGAACACGAAATAGTATTTGAAGACTTACGCGGATCACCGGATGATACGCCAGTACAGGTTGACTTGGACGCTGACACGAAAGGCGATGGCATTACTCGCGTTCCCGCAGATGATGCGGCAGACGATAAAGCCAATAAAGACGACGACATTAAATTCGAGGGACTTCGAGACGCAAAAGATGACGCCTCTGCGAAACCCCCTGAAGATGATGCCGCAAGTAAGGTCGGTGACGATGATGGGTACTCGAAGAAAGTAAAGGCTCGCATTCAAAGGGCAACACGTGCCACTAAAAAGGAAAGGGACCGTGGTGATTATTGGGAAGCCCAAGCAAGGAAGCTCGCAATGGATAGCTACAACAGCGAGAAAAAGGATGCTGAGAGAACCATCGAACGAGCAGACTCAGCTATTGAATCCACTCAGGCCGAACTCGAAGAAGCCATCGAGGGCGGCAAAACAAAAGATCAGGTGCGTCTAACGACGCGGCTTACTGATCTGAAAGCTGACAAGGTGAAAGCTGAGTTCGCTCTTGACGCTTTACCACCAGATGGCAATGTACAACCGTTTAGTGGTAAAGTTAGCTCAACGACAGACAAAGACAGCCCCACAAAGGCCGAAGATTGGATGTCAGAGCAATCTGATTGGTACGGTGCGCGAGGTTTTGAACGCCAGACGCGCCTTGCCAATCGCATTGACAAGGAAGTGGTTGCAGACGGTTACGATCCTGATACTGATGAGTATTTTGAAGAACTCACCAGTCGAATAAAGGAGAAGGAACCGACACTGTTTGATGATGGTGACGATGCCGGTGACGACATCGATGACAAGCCTGACAAGACTCGTGGCAAAAAGAAGAGTCCTGTCGCTCCAGTCGATGGCGCAGAAGGAAGCCGCCGCCGCACCAGTGGCAACAAAGTGGAACTTGGAGAAAGAGACTTTGCGGTTATGAGGGAATTCAATCTGGACCCGAACGATCCAGAGGTACTGAAAGAATTTGCCCGAAATAAACAAGAAGCTGAAGCTGGGGAATCACAATGACTGCCGCCAAGAAAACAAGCAAGAAGGTTACACCGAAACCCGCTGTAACCACCCATGGTATAGACCATGGACACGAGTCTCGTGTGGATGAGACTTCGGAGTACGATGCCACCCACCAACAGGAAGCGATGCCTTATGTGCGTCCGTCTTCTCTTGATGCGCCAGAACCGCAAGAGGGCAAGACACAGCGCTGGGTAAGACAAAGCATTCACGGTGCGGCTGATCCCAAAAACTTGAACAGAAGCTGGCGAGAAGGGTGGCGACCACGCGCACCTGAAACGCTGACAGAAGAATGGCGCATTTATGCGAACTTCGCGGACAAGGATAACGGGATGATTGTGGTGGATGATCTCATCTTGATGGAGATTGACTCCGATGTTCTTGCAAAGCGCAAAGCTGCCGTTGAACGTGCAACCGCACAGCAAATGGAAGCTGTTGAACATGACCTTGAGTCAACCCAGATAGCTGGACATCCGATCTTTAAGGAGCATCAAACGTCCATTACCTATCCGGCGACTCGCGTCCAACCGGCAGGGGTAGCGGACGATGAATGAGGTAATGTTCAATGGCAAATCTCGACGCACCTAACGGAGCATCTCCGTCATACCACCTTCATGGTGGGACAGTGCGATACAACGGGAAATACACCATTGCTTCAGCCCTTGCTGAAAATATCTTCCTTGGCGATTTCGTCGTACTTGCAGCAACATTGAATAACACAAACATCGAGTTAGCGGCAGTAGCCGAAAACTTACTGGGTGTGTTTGCAGGTTGCCAGTACGTAGCCGCCAATGGAGATGTGGTCTGGGCTAAACAATGGGTGAGTGGTACTGCCACTCTTGGTGGAGTGGATGCGGAAGCATTCGTGTACACCGATCCCAGTATCGTTTATACGATCCAAGTAAACGGGTCTCTCAGCGGATTGGAAGCAATCGGTGAGCAGGGAGAAATTGATGTGTCAGTCGCAGGTAACGCTTCGACAGGCATATCCGGTCACCAGATAAGCGCGACTACAGCAGTTACGGCTGCCCAGTTGCGTATCATTCGTGGTGCGCCGCAACCAAATGGCATCGCAATGAGCGACCTGACGCTGGCAAATCCACGAGTGGAAGTCCAGATCAGTGAACACGCTCAGATCGCCAACGTAGTCTAAAGGGAGCATAACTAATGGCTATCATGAATCGTGCTCGTTTTAGGAAAGAGCTACAGGAAGGTCTCAACACTGTGTTCGGTTTGGAATATCGACGCTACGAGCAGGAGTGGAGACCACTTTTCGATGTAGAGAACTCAGTCAAAGCGTATGAGGAAGACGTACTGCTGGCTGGTCTTGCAGGTGCGCCTGTGAAACCAGAAGGCGCTCCGGTCGCGTATGATCAGGGCGGCGAAGCATTCGTCTCGAAGTACATACATGAGACGATTGCTCTTGCTTTCTCGCTCACTGAGGAAGCAGAGGAAGATAATCTCTACGGGTCCATTGGCAACAAGTACAGCAAAGCGCTTGCTCGTTCCATGCAACACACCAAAGAGGTCAAGGGTGCTGCCATTATCAACAATGGTTTCAGTGCATCCTTCCTTGGTGGTGATGGTGTATCGCTGTTCAACACAGCACACCCGCTGTTTGGTGGTGGAACGCAGGCAAATACATTTACGACACAAGCTGATCTGTCAGAAACCTCTCTTGAAGAGGCACTGATTGCAATCAGTAAGTTCGTGGATGAGCGCAGCATTCCAATTGCTGTTCGAGCTACCAAGCTGGTAGTGCCGCCTGACCTCATGTTCATCGCAGAACGCATCCTGATGTCTCCGTATCGACCCGGTACGGCTGACAACGATGTCAATGCGATTAAGAAAATGGGCATGGTTCCCGGTGGTTGCTACAAGAACCATCGACTCACTGATGTAAATCAGTGGACGCTATGCACTGATTGTCCTGACGGATTGAAACACATGGTTCGGAAGAACATTCAGCGTGGACTCGAAGGTGACTTTGAGACCGGCAACATGCGTTACAAGGCACGAGAAAGGTACAGCTTCGGCTGGTCCGATTATCGTGGAGCGTTTGGAAGCTCAGGTAACACCTAAGAGATAAAGCGGCGTCGGGCGATATGGCTTGCCAAGTCGTGGCATTTACCACACGACCCTACCTCATTGTAGGGAGCCTAAATCGCCCGGTGTTGTTTTCTTAACTTTAACAACCCTGACGACCGCATTAGCGGACTGGAGACAGACAGATGGGTAAGCGAAGCACATTTACGGGTTATCTGCGTGCGCGTGGTAACTCAGCAAACACAGGAAGGACCGGACCAACACCAGCGCCTTTGCTGGCGACCTTAGCGGTCACAGTTGATCCGGCAGCGACCGTTGGTACGGCGACTGGCAAGTATTTGCCATCCGGCGCAATCATCATGCGTGTCACAGTTGTTTCAGCACATACGGGTGGCACAGCGCCACTGACAGACGTTGGGCTAACTGGTAACAATGATTCCATCATTGACGGTGCGGTAGCGACATCGAACCTTGAGTTCGACGTTGGTACAGGTGCCACGACCGGCGTTCAGGTTGGAGTGGCAACCACAGCCGACCTTGAGGTGGTTGGTGGCACAGGTGGCGGCACACCCGGTACTGGCACGGCAGTCGTATATATCACGTACACCGTGGTTGACGATGGTGCGTTAGCCGACTAAGGGGTGAATCATGGGTGGATCATATTCACGTCCAGTACAAGGAAACATTGTTGCTGGTGCGGTCACGGTTAACATTCCATTAAACCGTCATGCAAACAGAACGCATCTTCAGGTAGTGCTGACAGGCGCGAATACGTTTTCAGTTGATTCGACGCAAGATTCGATTCACTGGGATCAGGCTGTGTTGGATAGTGCAGTAAATTTGCAACCACCCAACTCTATTCGTGCTGATCCGTCAACTGCGATCTGGGAAGAAGAGCAGGCATCTGGCACGGTTGATTTGAGTTTGAAACTCAATGCACCAGTGGCGGCTTTACGAATCGTCAAAACGGTT